AAGTGAAGATGAAGCGGTTCTGCAACTAATTAAGGAGAGTAGTCAAGATGTCTGAAACACCAATTGAAGAAACGAAAATGCCAACTAAGACTGAGCGGTTCGCACAGTGGTTAATGACCCGTGAAGAGCGACGTGCAGAGAAAGAGTCCAACTTGGAGGGACTGGTACGTCTTAACGTGCTTGTGTCCTTTCTTACTCTCGGGCTCGTCGGTGGCTTTGAAACTGTTCAACTTGCTATCACAATGATCCCTTATTTGGGCTGACATAGCATACAAGTTTGAACCCAAAGGAAGTTGTATTCACAACGTACAACTTCACCAGTTGTTAGACGTTGATTATGCTTGCAGAAGTACGTCTGATCGCAGGCTTCACACTTAACGCACATCTTAGCAACTCCTACAGTAGCCACTGAACGGATTGCAATCATCGCACGTGCAAAGAGTAGTGGAATAGAATAGATCGCCACAATTGATACAGTCCCACCAAGGTCCTGCTGGTCGATGAACACCATCAAAGTCTTGATGACCAAACAACCACTCGATCGTGATGTCCCTTGTCACCCAGTCAAAGTTGTTGTAGAATCCGCAACTCATTCAGAAGCCTCCAATGTCGGACAGTCGGCAGTCCAATGATTGCCAAAACAATTTTTGCACATGTAGTTCCTGGGGGGAGCAGGTTTCACTTTCGGTTCACTTTCACCCGGTTGATACTTGCGCAGTTGCATTCGGATCCAGTGAGAGAAGTTCTCACCGTCTTTGACCAGTTGCTTGCGGATCGCATCGCTTACTTCGTCGAGGCTGATGGTACGGTTTGGCATCACTCTTCCTCCTGAAGTCTTTTTTGCTGGATTGCAACTGCTACTAATTGCTTCAATTTTCGATTTTCTCGTTCGAGTTCAGCAATAATAGACGTCGCATGGTTGTAAGCTTCTTTGTATTTGACCATGAGACTCCTAAGAACCACTACTATAAGTAAGTACGCATGAGCGGAATGCCTATAGCCTATGGCTATACATAGGGGCGGGTGTGGTGAGGGCGAGTATCTTATGGCGTGCCACCGGTAGAGAAGATTAAGTGCTGCATGGGGGGTGAGTAAGTTGTCCGGGGGAGCCGGCCAGTTAATTCATGCACTGAACCAACCCCTGGACACCCAAACAAAAGAGATGAACAGTATGGCAAAAGACAGTTTTTTTATCAGAGCGAGCACGGCAACTAACGGAAATACGTATGCGGAATCAAGCGTGGATCTTGGGTCCTATGTTGATGCACTCGGAAAGAGTGTGTTGCGCATTCACAACATTAGCGTTGAATACGGCGGTCCACTATCAGCCTACGCTGGTGCATTGGACTCATCAACTCAAACTTCCTTCCAACTTACAACCCAATCACAAATTAATATGGTCACAGTTACCGACCGCTCAGTTATCTCGAGTGGGTCGTTGGCAATTGCAACAGGGAACAGCTGTGTTAATACGATGTCAGAGGCTCTCAATGTTGCACCTCAAAACTGGACTAACGGATACTTGGTTGGTGTCGAGCAAATCTATCTCGGCGTAGCTCAAACGTATGATCACTGCGACAAAGTGTCCATCGTGCTCGAATGCACTGTTGAGAAGTTGACTCAATCCGGCGCTATGGCACTTGCCCTCTCCCAACAGTGAGGCGATTTAATTGCCATCTAATGATGACCTACGGCTCGCTCTAAAGCTTAGAGCACTTGCTGATGCCCTTTTAGTCCCCGTAGCCAATGTTACTGGTTTACCAGAGGAAGTGGTCCAAGGGTTTGTTGAAGGGACCACGACAGGTGCTGTCGCTGCAGCGAAACAACCTACAAAGAAACGTAAGGTATCCGCGTACAATCGAAAGTACAAGGCTGCGTTCAAGCGAGTCTCGAAGAAGTACAAGAAGAAGAACGGCGAATGGAAGAAGGGCGGATTCAAGTCTGCTGTTCGCGCTGCTCACAAGGAGGCGAAGAAGTAATGCCTATCCATACATTGAGAGGACAAGTTTCTGCTAACTCAATTAAAGACTTGATTGTCGACGACGGTATGTTTACCCATGGTTACAAGGTTACTGCTTTTGAAGTGTGGGCGGTGACGATGGGGGGAAGCGGCGACCCGGAAGCAATACTTGCACTTACCGATAAGGTAGGAATAACAATGGATGCTGGAGATTCGAGACAAATTGGATGGGCTGTTCAAGCCACAACTAATACCACTCGGGTAATGAGTTGGAACCTTATTGATCCAGACCATGTGGTCGTTCGTGACCTATATATCCGTAACATATCCGACAATACGGCTAACTACCTCGTTACGCTCGAACCAGTCACGTTAAGTGAAGATGAAGCGGTTCTGCAACTAATTAAGGAGAGTAGTCAAGATGTCTGAAACACCAATTGAAGAAACGAAAATGCCAACTAAGACTGAGCGGTTCGCACAGTGGTTAATGACCCGTGAAGA